CCCCCGACCTGAAAACGTGCAGGCTGATTTGGGAACTGCAGGGTTATCGTCATGATAACCCTGTTATCCAGGGCAAAGCCGGAGAGCTGTTGTCACTCCTCACTGCCGAGTCGCCGGAAACGGCGCTCACAGACCGGGATGATGACCTGCGCCTGCGGCTGATGCTGACCAAAAAACGGATTGAACACCACTTATTGAAGGAGAGTTAGCAATGGATAAACAGAGCATTGCACTGCAAATCGAACAGAAACTGCGCGAAGCCGATGCCATCGAAGCGCAGTATAAAGACAGGACTTTTCCCGAAGACGTACGCCAGAAGCTGGTGGCGCTGATGGGAGAGGTCGATTCTCTGCGCGCCCTGCTGGAAGCGGCGAAAGCGCGCGAACAAGCCGAGCGGGTCTTGTACGAGCCGAAAGGCGATGTCAAATGGCGTCCGGCCGTGCAAGGCGAAGGTGATGAAGAAGTAGACGTCCAAGCCTGGCGGGAAGTGGAAGTGCCTTTCGTCCGCCGGGATGTCAAGAGCGGGATGTATATCACCGACAAGCAGCGCATCCGCTTCCACGTCCCTCTGCGCGTCCAGGTCAAGGGCTATCCCGATGCCTTTGAAGCCTACCTGCGCAAGGGGTTTGACGGGATGGGTCCGAACGACCGCAAGACCTTGCTGGAAGGCTCGGACACGGCCGGCGGCTTCCTCGTCCCGGCCGATTTCCAGACCGAAATCATCCGCAAGGTGGCGGCGCAGGCCGTCATCCGCTCGCGGGCGCGGGTAGTGACGACAGCGCGGGATGTGGTGCAGTGGCCGCGGGTCAACTACACGACAGACGATAAATATACTTCCGGCGTACGGTTGACTTGGACGGGAGAAGCTCCGGCAAGCGGTTCTGCTCACCGCGTGACTGACCCCGTTTTCGGCATCTGGAACGTTGCCGTGCATACGGCGATGGCAAGCATGCCCATCTCCCTCGACCTCATCGAGGACAGCGCCTTTGACGTTGTCGGCGTTGCTTCAGACCTGCTGGCAGAAGCCTTCGCCTTGGGCGAAGACAACGCTTTCATCAACGGCACAGGCGCAGGACAGCCGATGGGTATCCTGGCCGATGTCGACGGAGACGGACCGGCATCTGTAATCAGCGGTAATGCAAGTGCCTTGACTGCCGGTGGCATTATCGACCTTGCCTATGCCTTACCGGCACAATACGACCAGCGGGCGGTCTGGGTGATGAGCAAGGCAACGGAGAAAGAAATCCGTAAGCTGACCTACGGCTCTAATGCGGAGTACATCTGGCCGATTGCCTCCGGCAGCGGCTTCGCATCTGCCCCGAATGACCTGCTTGGCTACCCGGTTCTGCATGATGAATTTGTCCCTGCTGTCGCCGCGAACAGCTATCCCATCATCTTCGGCGACCTGAGCGGTTATGTCATCGTTGACCGGGTTGGGTTGTCCATCCAGCGTCTGAACGATGCGAGCTATGCCGAACTCAACCAATTGCTGATTTTAGCCCGCAAGCGAGTCGGCGGGCAACTGGTCGAACCATACCGCATCAAGGTTCAGAAGGTAGCTGCCAGCTAGCAGAAAGGAGAATGAGCGATGAATACGGGCGTAAAAATCTTTGAGTTGTTGCCTGCCAAAACCTATAACGCCAACACCAACGGTTCGGCAGTTGACCTGCAGGATTATGTTGGCAAAGGAGAACTGCGCTTCTTCCTCTCGGTCGGCTCGGTCTCCGGCACAAGCCCAACTCTGGATGTCAAAATCCAGCAGAGCGACGCGGCTGGTAGTGGTTTTGCTGACATCGCTGGCGCGGCTTTCGCTCAGGTCACGGCAACCGGCAATCAGGAAATCGGCGTCACTCCGACCAAGCGCTATGTGCGGGCGGTTGTAACCGTCGGCGGGACAAGCCCGGTCTTTGGGGTTGCCTGCGTTGCGGTTGGTAAGGCGCGCATGATTTAGCTTCACCTGCCTGGCGCGAAAGGGGGTAGGGTGCTCCTCCCACCCTACCCCCGCGGCGCAGGGAGCAGAATATGGCTTACGCGACACTTGCGGAACTAAAAAGCTATCTCGGCATCAGCGGAACTTCCGAAGATGCCCTGCTCAACACATGCCTTGACGGAGCGACCGCGGCAATCGAGAAACATACCCGACGCGTCTTCCAGGCGGTAAGCGGGACGCGGGAATATCTCTACAACGGACGCAATAAGATATTGCTTGATGATGACCTGTATTCCCTGACCTCGCTCAAACTCAACGGCGTTGCTGTTACGGAGTACCGCTTGTTTCCGGTTGAGACGACGCCGAAGGCATGGATTGTCGTCTATGAGATTCCATCTGGTGTCACCTGGAATACTTATGAGCAGACTTGGTCGGTAGCCGGTCTTTGGGGCTATTCGGCTTCTCCCCCGCATGACATCAAGATGGCCTGTCTGCGCTGGGCGGGCTATCTTTATCGTCTCAAGGACGCTCAGGTATTCGACGCGGCTTACATGGAGGGGGTAGGGCAACTGGTCATTCAGAAGGGCATTCCGTTGGATGTGGCAAAGATGTTACAGCCTTATGTCAAGGTGAGCCTGCTATGAACCTGAGCGACATCCGCACGGCTATTGCAAACACCCTTTCCGACGTGGTGAACTCCACGGGGTATCCGCCGGTCAACGTATCAACCGCCGGTTTGCCAATAGCCGTCTTGCTCCTGCATCGGCTGGAACTTGAGCCGCGCGGCATCGGCGGGAATGTCGTCTATACCCTCACCTTCCGAGTCGAACTGCTCATCTCCCCCGTGGCGCAGAGCACGCCGGAAAGCGTTATCGCCATAGCAGAAGGCAAACTGGAGGATGCGGTCGATGCTTTGATTGCCAACCCGACCCTGGATGGCAAGGTTGACCATCTGACCGCGATTGACAGCGATGGCGTGCATGTGCTGGCTATCGGAGGAACCGACTACTACTCGGCGCTGTTCCGCGTAACGTATGTCATCAAGTGATGAGGAGGTTTTATGGCGGAAATTATCTTGAAATATATCGGTAAGGGCGCATACTTGCCGGGTGTACCGGCAAGAGACCTGACCGATGAAGACTTGCGAGAAATTGAGCGGGCATTAGGGCTGACCGCCAAACAGCTCATCAATACCCTGCTCTACCAGACGGTCAGCAAATACGCGAAACACGAAACCAAAATCGTTGCGCCTGAGGCGCACAAAGGAGGTGAATAATGGCAGTTTACGGACTGCGTAAAATGCAGATTGGAAAAGAGACAACCTGGGGAACGGCAGTTACGCCTACTCTGGAACTGCGCGGCATCAGCGACCTATCGTTTGAGTTCGACCCCGCCATCGAGCTGAAGGGAGAAGTCGGACATTTCACGCCCAGCATCATCAAGGAACGCATCCCGGAGGTGAGCGCGTCGTTCGAGATGGACGTTTCTTATCAACACGTTCTTTATCCGCTGGCTATGGCTTTCGGCGAGCCGACTCCATCCGGCACGGGGCCTTATACCTGGACGTTCAACGCGCCGTATTCTGCGCCGTCCAGCCCGAAGTCTTTTACTGCCTATTATGGCTTCTCCGGCGCCGGGATTTACAAAGCCGCCGGGCTTCTGGCGAACAGCCTGACCATCTCCGGCAATGCCGATGAAGACGTGATGCTTTCCTTTGAAGGACTGGCGCGCACGCTGGAGACTCAGTCGATTTTCCAGACGTTGACGCTCGAAGATGTCCAGTACGTCTCCGTCCGGCACGGCTCGTTTTATCTCGACTCCTTCACGGGGACGATAAAGACAACCCAGGTGAACGGCACGCTGATTGAGTTCGAGCTTTCGGCGGACTTGGCGCGCCATCTCAAGAAGTTTATCTCCGGCGCGACCCAGCCCGAAAGCTACGGCGAGGGCGCCTGGGACATCGGATTGCGGATGGTTTATGAGTGGAACAGTACGTCTAAGACATTGCTGGATGAGCTGACCACCGGGACGGTAAAACGTCTTATTTGTGTCAGCTTCACGACCGGCAGCGGCGCCGGCGAACGTCTGTTTGAAATCCAGATGCCCGGCGTACTTGCCGAACCGGTTACGCTCTTTTCTGAGCGGGACGGCAATGCCACGGTCGAGATGAACTGGAAAGCCATCTACCAGTCCACGCTCGCAACGCAATTGAAAATCATTGTCAAGAACGATAAGAGTACGTTATGAGCGAGCAACCCCAAAACGAGAACGAAAACGAGAACGTTCGTGATATTCGGATTCACGTCCGGCCGGGTTTCACCCGCAGGCCCGGCACACTTCGCCTGCGCCAGAAGTTCTTTCGCCTGTCGGCGCAAGCTGCGGAGCTGGAAGAACTTGCGGCACAAAACGACAAGAAAGCGCAGAAAGAGGCTTTGAAGCTGTTCGTCAAATACGACATGCTCCTTGAGCATGTCTTGCGCATCGGGTGCGAAGTGGAGGGCGGAACGATTGATGAAGCTCTGGACAATCTCTCTGCCGATGAAGCCGACGAACTGTTCCGTCAGGTTCTCGGAATCGGCGGGAGCAGCCATTTTTTCGGGAGCAATACGAATGGGACTACGCCAGAAGCATCCTGATAATGGCCCAGGAATGGGGTACACCCCCCTGGGAGGTAGAAAGGGAGCTGTCGCTCTACTGGTATGAAGCATTCGTCAGGTTTACGCGAGAGCGCGACCGCGAACTGAAGAGACTGTCGCGCAAGAGGTGAAAATGGCCGGAGAAATCAGGGTACATATCATCGCCAAAGACCTTGCCTCCCCGGCCATCCGGGGAGTGGCTGGGTCTTTGCGGTCTCTGCAAGCCGAGGGACACGCGGTCGGCGGCGTGTTCGGCTTTTTGCGGGATGCGGCCGCTTCGGCGATGGGGTTTATCTCTGCAACAATTGTCAACAGCGGTGTGATGGCACTGCGCAATCTCGGCGCCGAAGCGCTGAACGCAACGATGAATTTTGAGAGCTTGAGTATCATGCTTGAGGGGATGGTGGCAAGGGACCTCAAGCGCGCGTCCGATGGAACGCTGTCCTATGGCGACGCGCTCAAACAAGCCGGGGGAGCGTCTCAAGAACTCTTGCAATGGATTGAACAATTAGCCATCCGCTCTCCGTATGCCACGTCTGCCGTGACGGAGAGCTTTGCCCAGATGGCGCGCTACGGCTTTCCTATCGAGGAAGCCAAAGCGATGACACAAGCACTGCTCGATATGGGCGCGGGCTCCGGCTTGACCACTGCCGAGCTCAACAGGGCTGCGTATGCTCTGGGGCAGATATATGCTTCCGACAAACTGCTCATCCAGGACTTGCGCCAGCTCATGAACGCCGGGATTGACGTGCGCTCGATTCTCGACCGCATGGGGGAGAGCTTCGAGAGCCTGCGGGAAAAGCAGGACAAAGGCGGAATCTCGACCAAGGCATTTCTCGAAGCCTTCCGCGAGGTGGCGGGCGAGGACTACGCCGGAAACCTCGAACGCATGACCAAATCCTGGGCAGGTCTGGCAGGCGCTTTGCAGGACGTGAAGGAAATCGGCTTGCGGAAACTGTTTCAAGGGACGCTGGAAGTCTTGCAGCCTCTGGTTGCTCGTTTTACGGAGTGGATTTTGGGTCCGGGACTGGCGCGCCTGGAAGCCATCGGAAAGAGCCTTGGCGAGCTGACAGACAAAATTATCCGCATCGGGACGGCATTCTTCCAGACCGGCCCGCTGTCGATAGAGTTTGCCGAATCGCTGCAGTTGGTCAGTGAGCGGTTCGGCGAGACCTACCGGGATAGGATAATCCCGGTGCTGGAGGATGTCTGGAGGAAGTTTTTGGAGTTCGGGGGGAAAATCAAGAACCTGTTCTCAACGCTTTTTGCCGAAGGGTTCTTCAGCGATGCCTTCCGCAAATCGGTTTATGACCTCTCTCCGCTTCTCGGCAAAGTTTATGACGACCTGTCATCCAGGCTAAAGCCGGCGATAGAGTGGATTATCGCCAACAGGGGAGCACTGCTTGAGACGGCAAAAGCCGTTGGGGCGGTGCTGCTGGCAGTCAAAGCCTTTTCCATCGTTTCAGGCGCTTTGTCGGGGCTCTCGGCTTTGCTTACGGCGCTGCTCTCCCCCATTGGGCTGCTCATCCTTACGGTTGGACTTCTCGCCTTCGCGTGGAACACAAACTTTGCCGGAATGCGTGACCAGTTGACGGCACTCTACAACGAGAGCATCCTGCCGACCTTTGAGGCGATGAGACTTAAATTCGGCGAACTGAGCTTATCCCTGTCACAGATGGGCATCGACTGGCAGAGGATTTGGGGCGTTATCACAGGCTATTTCGCGTTTGCATTTGTCAATATGCGTCATCAGTTTGGCATGGTTTTGGCGCTTATCCGCGGCGACTTTGACGCGTTCGGGATGCACTTGCGGGAGTGGTTGGTAAACATCGGAGAGAAAATCGTCTCCCCCCTTATCAAGTGGCTGACGGGGATAGAAATCGATGCTCGCAAAGCCATCACGGGTTTTGGGACTTATATTTGGATGGCGATGGAGCTTTTGACGCTCAAAGTTTCCGGCGCTATCGAGACCATGAAAGCCAATGTCATCAACGGCTTTATCGGCATGTATAACGCCGTTATCGGGCAGGTAAACCGCTTTGCGGGTATCGCCGATGGCGTTATCCAGAAAATCAAGTCCGCCTTCAGCCCGGCGAGATTTGTTGGCATCGGAAAAGACATCGTGGACGGCATCATCAAAGGAGTACTCGATAACGCTTACCGTATTGCGCTGGCTTTCAACGGAGCGCTCATCCCGGTTATCAATGCCATCAAGGCTCTTCTTGGCATCTCGTCGCCAAGTAAGGTGTTCGCCCAGATTGGGCAGCAGATGGCGGCCGGGCTTGCTTTGGGCTATCAGCGCGGTCTGGGAGAGATAGCACTCCCCGGTGTCAAGATGACCTCTCTGCCTGCCGCAACCCCGGCGCCGGTCAGTATCAGCGTTGTCATCAACGCTCAAGTGAGCAGTGATATTGATTTGCAGACTATGGCGCGGCGGGTAGCGGAGGAAATCCGCATGCGGGCGCTGCAAGGAAGAGGAGCAATTATCTGATGACCATCTTCCGCCTGCGCTTCGATGATGTCGTTCTGGCAAGCAAGACGCTGACCCTGACGGCGTCGAACGGCTACGGCGTGCTGGACTATGAATGCGGCGCAGAAGAGGACGCGCTGACGCTCGCTCTTCTTGGGACATCGACCACACAAAACCTTTCCCTGCTTGGAGACCTGGAATGGGTGGCCGAGCGGGTGAGGGATTACAATAAAAACTCCGGCTTTGCGCGTGTATATTTAGAACGTGACGTGAGCGACAGCGGCACAGATTATTACCGCACGCCGATTGATGACCTGCAGATTGAGCTTGACCGCGACTTTTACCGCGACCTGAACGGGCGCAAGCCGGAGGTGACGCTGAAAGTGAAACACCCGGCTTACTGGGAATCGGGCGAAGTTGGATTGAAAATGTACAACCCGCACGTCGCCGGCGACACGGCTTCCCCGATTCGGGTTGACAATCTGACGAGCAATCAGGGCGGGACGCTGGGAAACTTCTACAGCTATCTGACCTATAACTACGCCGCGCACACAAACGATTTTTCCAGCCATCTACCCTATCCGCTGAAAATCGAGTTGACCTCTCAAGACAGCAACGCCATCGATGCGGTTATCCTGACCGTTGGCAACCAGATGAACAGCGGGGACAAGAATCAGCGCGTCTTCGACGCAAAGGACGGCGCGGGCGGTACGCAAAAGCCAGGGACGGCAGACTATAACAATTATCAATACGGATATTACAAAGAGCTAAACGTTAGTACAAGCTGGTCGAGCGTGATAAGCTGGACGATTAGTGATTTACGCATGTTCGAGTACGACCCGCTTCTGGTACTGGCGCGGGTGCTCAATCCCTCGGCAAATGTGAGACTTGGGGTGCGCATCGGCAAAGGCTCGGCGGTTTTCTCAGAATGGCGGCAGACCGAAGCCGAATCTGTCGAACTGATAAAGACGGGCATTCTGCGCACTACCGCGCTTGACCTGAGCACAAAATACGACACGACTTACAATCTGTCCCTGCTTGCCATAGCAGGGACGAATACAACGCTCGAACTAGACTACTTGGAAATTTTTCCCGCTCAAGACCTGGTCGAGGTCTTTTCGGCTTCTGGGCGGGGTCTTGCAAACGGGGAGAAGCTTATCATCGATGGCGCAGAGCGCAGAGCATACGTCCAGGATGGCACTGGCAAAGTGATTGACCACTGGGTAATCCGGGGCGGGGGAAGTTTTACCTGCCTTCCGGGAACGGGCGCAGTAATCTATATCAAGATGCGCGGCGCGGGACATGTGTTGAAACGGGTCAACGCGCAGGTGTTTGCGAGAGCAAGGACGCGGGCATGATACGGGCAAAGATACTCAGCCGTCAATCGCTTTACGTGCTGTTCACGGAGGACGACCTGCGGGTTGAGCGCATGACCCTGGCCGCGTTCGGCGGATTGGTAAGCGCAGAGGTTATCCTGCCGTTTGCCGGAGTAGAGGAGGAATACTTAGCGCTTGTCGGCAACTACGTAGAGCTATGGGACGAGGAAGAGCTGGGACGCTGGGTCGGTCTGATTACCAACGTGCGCGTTCCGCATGGTCAGATGACCCTGCAGGCGAGCCTGGATGATATGGCTAACAGCGTCAAGGTGATTTCTGCCCTCGGCATGAAGAACGTCCAAACGGACTGGGTAGAAGATGTCGTGAGCATTGCCACATACGGGCGCAAGCAAAAGCTCCTGACCGTCTCGGAAAAGACCGAAGGCGAGACAAATACGCTGGCAGGCAAATACCTTGAACTGCACAAAGAGCCGAATATCGGATTGGACGTTGCCGGTATGGGCGGGGATGAGGTCGTCATCGGCGTTATCGGACTGATGCAGACCCTGGATTGGATGTACTATGCTAACGACAAAGGTTATGAGGGTTATTCCGAGACCGGTTCGGGCGGACGGGAAATCGGGGAAGATGACCGACCGAAGCTCGCGCAGCAGATACAACTATCGTCGACTTCCGGCTGGTCGGCAAAGAAAATCCGCATCCGACCGTGGAAGTACCCGGAAGCCAATCCCCCGACCGATAACCTGGTTGTCAAGCTATGTCAGGATGCCGGTGGTGTCCCCGGCACGGCTCTGGCAACCGTAACCATCCCGGCGGGTGAAATCGGGACATCTTCCGATTGGACGGAGAAGGAGTTTGCAAGCGCGGTCAACCTGTCGCCGGGCACGATATACTGGATAACGGTTGAGCGCTCCGGGTCGGTAGATGCAAGCAAATATTTCATGGTCGACACCAATCTGGATTTAGGCTATCCGCGGGGCGACCTGTACCTTTGGTACACCAACTTATCGGCTTGGAAGCACGCGCCGCAGAAGGGAGACCTGAACTTCGAGCTTATCGGCATGGGGAGCGTGAAGGAGCAAATCGAGAACATCGTCACGACCTGCGGACAATTTTTGAATGGTGTAGAATTCCAGAGCAGTTTCGGCACAGAGACCAGGGTATTCCGCGAGGGATATAACACGGCTCTTTACGAGTTGAAAGAACTGCTCAAGCTGGAGAGCAATCGGGCAATTGCTTACGTAGATTCTAATCGCAAGCTGGTTTGTAAACTTCTCCCCTCCGAACCATCTACGGAAAGCGATTACTATTATCTGCGCAGGGATGGAAAGACGCGCTATCGAGCAGACGTTTTCGCCGGCGTCAAACTCGGCGAGTACTACTTGCTCGAAGATGCCAGGTTGAAGGTCGGCTTCTTGCCGGAAGAAGTCGAGTATCAGGGTGGAAGATGGCGCATTAGTCGGATTGCCGGACGCAGCAGTCCTTACCTGCTGGGGGAGGTGTACTGATGACGGAAACGGCGCATGAACTCTGGGAGCGCTTACGTCCCTTCGCCATGCGGGACATCGAGCAGCTTGCCAACCTTGCCAAGCGCACTTCTAGCAGCGAGGGAGGGGCGGAAATCGTGCTTTATGGTTCGAAGGTTCGCAGGTACACGGCAGATGAGGACGGATTGCGTGCGGCGATTGGTGCCGCTGCCGACTACGATACGATTACCATCCCTGCTGTACATATCCAACTCAACAGTACGCTAAGTATCCACAAGAAGATAAAACTTATCGGAGTTCGAGACCCTGTGCGGAACGTTTCTTTGGACACTTATCACAAAGGAGCCGTAATCAGTAATGCTCCTGGGTTTGTGAGTGGAAACCTGATCTCTATCATGGTCGGAAACGTTGCGTTGGATAACCTTGCGTTTTTGTTCAATGCGAACTCCACGAATCCTGTACGTGGAATTTCTTGTTCATTGTCGGGTTACTCCTTTCGGGATTTGCTGGTTTATGTCAACAACAGCAGTTCAGGGACGACTTATGCAATTCAGGTTGCTTATTCGACTGCTTTGAGTCGAGTTTACGCATTTGCTTCAGCTTCCTCTGGGACGGCTGCTGGTTTAGTTATGGGACCCCATGCAACAACGCTTTACGCGGATTTGTGTTACTTCGAAGGGATTTCTACCTCTGGGCAAGGATATGGTTGCATTACTTATTCTTGTACAGGTCAAATCGCACATTGTGGTTTCAACGGTACGACTTATGGATTGCAAATAGCAAGTTTTGGAGGTGGATAGATGGCTGTGGTCAAGGTAATCGGGAGTTACGCTAATAAGGTTTTTGTCGCGGCAGGAGAGGAGCTGCAAGTTTACGCGATGCAATATGATACGATTACCGTGAACGGAACGTTGACGAAACTAAACGGTGACCTGAGTGGTGGGACGTCTACGTTTATCGGTCTTACGGATACGCCGAACAGTTATTCAGGTCACGCTAACAAGGTTGTCTCCGTCAAGTCTGCCGAAGACGGTTTGGAGTTCAAAGTCATCCCGCAAGGCACAGGGTCACAAAACCAGGTCGTCTTCTGGGATGTGAATAACCAGATTAAAGCCATAACGGGTATCGAATATGAGTCTGATTTGGACGCTCTGGCACTTATCGGTGACACTATCTACGGAGATTATGGTGAGACCTTCTGGTCTCGCGGCTATGTGGATGTGCGACGCATAACCGATAGTTATAATCCGTTCTTGGCTTTTTGGCGTTCTCGCCAAAGCGGAAGTGGAGCAGTTCAGAACAACGACCTGCTCGGTCGGATTTCCGCTCTCGGTCATGATGGCACTAATTGGGCTAGTGGAAGTCGTGTAAGAATAAATTTGCGAGCGGCACAAAACTGGTCGAGCACGGCACACGGTACAAAGCTGGACGTAGAAGTCACTCCAACAGGAAGTACTACTCCCGTCACTGCTGTCACGATTGACGAAAACGGGCTCAAAAATGAACGCACTAACACGGTGCGTACAAAGGATTATACACTGACCGTGCCAGGAACTGGAACGGCAGTGTTGGGTTCAGGAACGGCTGATGCTATCCCCAAATTTACGGGGACGAATGCGATTGGTGATAGCATAATTAGTGAGACTTCGGAAGGAGTGCAGATTCAAACTGGAAAGACTTTGGTACTAAATGGGTATGGGTTGGATACAAATGGGTATTTTGCAAAGTTTCCATCTCACACTATGAGAGACCATTTCACAACTAGTAACTTGTCGTCTTATTGGACTGGATGGACAACAACGCCATCTTGGACTTTCTATAATTTGATCAATCATTTATTACAAGCTGCCCCAAGCAGTTCTCAAGTAAATATAACTTGTTTCTTGTATAAAAGTCAAAACGTACCTATCGATGGTAACATTAATGCGTGGTGTGCTGCCGACTCAAATAATGTAGATGTGGGTATAAGAATTGATAATGGATATGTAGACAATAATAATGAATACTCCGTCGAATTTTTCATCAGAGGTGGTATTGGAACTTACAGCTCTTATGATGCTGCTTTGTTCAAACGCGAACGTTCTGGAACAACAATAACAGAAATACAACTATCTAGTACGTTTCCTGGGGGAAAAGCCCTTTATTTGAGAATGACTATTGGAACATCATCAATAATTTGGCTTTATGCAAATGATGATGTACATAGCAGTTTTACTGCGTCTGCATCTTATAGTTTTACTCCCACCCGACATGGTATATTTGTTCGTAATCGATCCAGCACGGGTCCCAGGGCAGGTTATTTTCATTTCTATTACACAAATTTTTAAGAGGTCTTATGGACATTTATCGCACAGGACATAATTCAATTTATATACAATCTAAAAAATACCCCGCTTTGCGAGTGGAATTAATACTATCTGATAAGGACACAGAAGAAGCCGCAGAGAAAAAATTATTAGAACGATTACAAAATGCAGAAGCAGAATATGAACAAATTATGCATTTTATGCCAGACGAGGAAGGTAATCTAGTCGAAATTCAAAAAGACAAACCAACATTATCAACTATTAAACGCTGGATTCGGGAGTATCGCAATCAACTACTTACCGAAAGTGATTTTG